GGTCTTTCCATAAACGGCTTACCGTCTACTGGTTGTACATTTGATGGTAGTCCTTCCGCAGCAGTCGCACCAACTTGTACACCTTGTCGAACAGTATTCAATGCAGGAACTTGGCTTACTTTGCCATTAACAATATTAATTGCGTTCTCAACTTTATTTAATGTTTCAATACTATTTGGATTCTTAATAGTATCTCTAAGGACTTGTTTTGTCTCAGGACTAGTTAATAGATTTAAAACTTGATCATCTGTTAAACCGCCTTTAATCATATTATAAACACGACCGGTTAAACTAACTGCTTTAGCAGGACCATATCCAAGAGCAACGGCAGCAGCAGACGAAACAGCGTCTACAGTCTTAGCATTTAAAGCTTCTCCGCCTTCAGCAGCTTGTCCAAAACGTTGTTGATATTTAAAGAAGTTTTCAGCATCCTTCATACGACTTGAGAAATCATCAATGTTTGTACCAACAGCAAAAGCCATTGCTTGACGGTCTTTTTCAGGTAGAGTGTTGAACTTGTTTGCAAGTAACTTTAAATCAACACCGGTAGTTCCGTCTGGTAGAGTTGTGCGTGCTGATTGAACAAAGTCATCATACATTACTTGTCTAATACGCTTAAGATCTTCAGGAGCAGTATTCTGAAGAACACCTGCCATTGTATCTCTTTGTTTATTTGATAAACCTTTAATGGTAGTTAGAAGTGTATCTGTATCAATCTCATTGATGTTTTTACCTTTTAATTTCTCAGGTAAACCTTGAGCAACAAATTTGTTAAGATCATCATATCCAGCCTTATAAGCAGCACGACCTTCTTCTAAAAGATTAGCTACGTCTTTGATACGAGGAACAGTTGATGTTTCTTTGGTAAGTTTTAAATCATCTTTTAGACCGCCAAAGATTGCTGAAGCAATAGTTTTCTGAGACCCAACAGATACGTCCTTAATTAAAGACTCACCTTGTTTAGCTTGTTGACCAAATTCTTGTAATAGAGCTTGCATACGCTCAGCAGAGATACGACCTGCAGCTAAATCATCACGCATAGAAGACATGAAGCGAATAGCTGCTTTAGCGTCAGTTGTTCCTGCTCCAGTGTTGTCACCAATACGTTTGCTAAAATCAAGAATCATACCATCCAGTGCTTTTACGGTATTATCTGTCATTAGAATGTTGTTGTTACCGCCAATTTGTTTAGCAGCATCAAACTTACTTTGTGAAGATGTTTGAATTTTTTCGTATAGTGATTTAACTTTACCGTCAAACGCATTAAATATTGCAGATCCAGCTTCTTCTTTTGGATAACCTTTAGCTGTTTCAACACGAGCACCAGAAGTAGCTGCTTTGGTAGCTTGTGTTTCTAATACGTTAAACAACTCAGCATACTTAGGGTTTTGACGTAACTTAGCAACCATTCCAGACACTACAGGATCGCTAGAAGATTGACCTTTAAGCATAAACTGCTGTAATGCATTTTGTTCTTCAGGTCCAAGTTGGTTCATCAAGTTCTTAACTTGTTTGTTCTTCTGCATATTACGCACAAGATCAAAACCACCTTTACCAATAGTACCTACAGCCAATAAAGACTGAGCCACTGGAGTACCGCCAAATAAAGTCTCGTCAGTAACGTTAGCACCGATGTTCAAACCAGTTAGTGTTTTACCAAGACCTACTGAACTACCAATACCCTTACCTGTACCAAACAATAAAGCAGAGTCTGGTGAGGTTGCTTCTAATCCGGGTGTGAGAATGTCACCTAATAACGGTGTCTGATTCTTAGTAAATAGGTTTTTACCCATTGTAAGAATATCTGGAATAGCTGTAGCAGCACTGGTAACACCTTTAGCTATACCACCACCAAAAGCACCAATACCACCACTATTAATCATTAATTGATTCTGAATAGCACCAATTTCAGCTTTTAACTTATCTGCTTTAGCTACATCTTGTGGATCTTTACTGTCGTAGATAGGACGTAATTCACGAGCTTTAGCTTGTAACTTAGCTGATAAAGCAGCACCGGCTTCTTCTTTTGACTTATACTGAGCCATTAAAACTCCTTATTTAATTGCACCGACTTTAATTTTACCAGTTTTAATTGCATTATCAATCTCTGCATCAGAAGCATCGCCCCATCCTTGTTTAGCACGTACTCTGTCATATACAGATTTATTAGGAGCTGATGGCGGCTGAGAAGCAGTGGTTTGACCGCCTAGTTTACGCTGTCCTTTTAAAGATTCAATAAATACATTATTACCAGCTACTTGAGATTCTTTATATGCTTTTAAATCTCTAAGTGCTTGAGCAACACTTTCTTGATTATTCAAGTCAGTACTTTGAATGATTTGATTCATAGCACGTGTAGCATCGCCTTCTGTCTGTGTTCCTTTAGCAGCTAGTAAGATATTGTTACGCTCTGTTTCCATAAACTTAGACAAACTATCTAATTTACGTGTATTTTCATCTTGCTTACCAGTAAATCTTTGACCAATAGCAACAGCACGAGGACCTAGACCAAACTGTACTTCGCCTTTTTCTGTCTGAGTAATCCAGCTATCTAACGTTTTATTGCTGTTTGTAAGAATTGTGTTATTCTTTTCAGCAGTTGCAATTTCTTTAATAGTACCTTCACCCATCTTCTCAGGAGCAATTAAAGGAACTAAATCACCAGCATTACGGGTTTGTTGGAATTTAGATAACGACTCAGGTGTGTACTTGCCGGAAGCAATAAGTGCATTTAGATTCTCGCCAGTCTTCTGATAGATAGTCGCCTGATCCAGCTTCATCTTTTGAGCAGCAGCAACGGCTTGTTGTGCTTGTTGTGGATACTTACCAGAAATAGCTTGAGCTAACTGAGTTAAGCCTTCTGGTGTTGTAATATCAAACTGACTAGCAATCTGTTTTAACTCTGTGGCTTGTTGAATCATTGGGTCTTGTAGACCAAGAAGTCCACCAGCAACACGACCTAAACCAGCAGCACCTTGATATATACTTGCGTTAGCTCTCTGAAGTGGAGTCATCTGAGCATAAGCTGCAGCATTTTCCATATCAGACTGACGCTGTTGGGCTTGTAATACTGCCGGATCTGCTCCGAACAAACCACCTACAATTGAATTAGTAGCCATTATTTTTCCTTAAAATACCGGACCAACGAAACCGGGAGCTGATTGATTAGATTGTCGAGTTAAAAGATTGTCAAACCAGCCACCAACTCCTCCGAAGCCACCTCCACCCATTCCACCTATAGCCTGACCAGCACCACTTAAGGCACTACCCATTGGACTATATCCTTGATACTGTGCGTAAGCATTAGCAGCAGCAGCTTGTGGTTGCATATAGAGTTGACCTGCATTAGCATTTGCACTAGACTGAGCACCTGCAAGACCTTGACTTAGTGCAAAAGGCTGTTGACCATAACCTTCGATTGTATTTGCAAGACCTAACTGAGTCTGTAATGGGCTATATCCTGCTGAAGTCAATGTTGGAACTTGACCTAACAAAGTACCACCGGATCCAAACAAACCAGCACCAAATTGCTGACGTTGTTGTGACGCAGCTTCTGCTTGTGTACCTAAAGCTAAATCTTGTTTAGCGATAGAATTATAGTAAGCAGCTAGTTCAGGATTAGACTGCATCATGTTACCAGCAGTAGTACCACCAGTAGCTAAACCAGCACGACCTGTTTGATATTGTTGATTACGAATACTTGCTAAGTCTTGTTCACGACCCGGAGCTAAAGCAGCTCTTTGTGTGTTGATGTAATCTTGACGAGCTTGATCCGGAGACGTGGCTAAATATTGTTGACCAAGATTAAAAAGACTCTGAGCACCACCGTATAAAGGCTGAGCAGCTTGCCCTACTTGCGTTGGATCATATTGTCCAGCACCGCCAATTAGTCTTTGTTGAATAGCTTGTAGCTCAGGAGATAAAGAGTATCCTGCTGACGTAAGCTGTCCGTCAGGACCCATAGTGAAGTTAGAAGAACCTAAGTTAGTTTTAATTCCAATTGGATTAAACTTAGCTCTATCAAAGGCATACTGACCAGCAGCACGAAGTGCTTCTGCTTGTCCTTTAGCTGCGTCTGCAGCTTTACCACCAGAAATTAATCCACCAACTATGCCCAGTGCTGGACCTGCTATTGAACCCATTATAGACTCCTACTATATATGTGATACATCTTTTTATCCTGACCTAATAAAGGCTGTTTAAATTCAAAACCAATTGTTCTACCAAACTTTGCTAACTTAGTATCATCTTCATGCACCATTGCTACCAATGGAACATCTGTTAAATACTGAAGTAAGTGTAAATCACCTAAGTACTTTACTTTAACTTCTGGTGTCCACTTTCTTATATCTGTGTGAAACCAAAGTAATCCATCATGTAACTCTAACAACATTGTGTAGTCTTCACGAATGACTACTGGTACTTTTACCATTACTATTTATTCTAAAGTAGCACAATACAAATCATTTAATGTATTTTTTGTTGCAGAGTATGTTTTTCCGGGAGGAACAATAGCACTTGCACTCAAGTACATACCAGAGCCATTAAAGTTACCTACTTGCAAACTTACTTGAACTCCATCTACAGTCATTGACAAACTTCCTGAACTAGGTGATGGGTTAGGACCAGCCCAAAAGTTAACCATAATAGGATATGATTTATTATTTGTATAAGAAGTGCCTGAAGTTACACTCTTGCTTGCCCAAGTCTCGCCATTAAAACCTAAACCTGCAATTACAGTAGGAGCTGCAGATGTCCATGCAGATCCGTTAGATTTTAATACATTGCCTGTTGTACCCGGAGCAACAGCAGTCATTGCTGAAGTGCCGTTACCAATAACAACACCAGTCAAACTAGAAGTACCTGTACCGCCGTCAGCAACAGCTAAGTCAGTAATACCGACGATAGTACCACCAGTGATGTCTACAGCAGTCTTAGCTTGTGTAGACATAGTGCCTAAGCCTAGTGTAGTAATAGCACCAGTAACAAATGCTGTATTAGCTATTTGCGTTGTATTAGCACCTGAAGTTGCTGTAGGTGAAGTAGGAGTACCTAATAGATCAGGACTAGAAATATTTGCTTTAGATGCAACAGCAGATGCAATAGCAGTAAACTCTGTGTCTAGTTCTGTGCCTTTAACAATCTTACCTGAGTTACCTGTAGGTAGTGTGTCTTTAGTTGTAAAATTCGTTGCCTTTGAATAATCAGACATTATATATTCTTTCCTGTTTTAATAGCTACGTCTACTTTTTGAATAGATAACGGAGATCCGTTAATATCTGATTCAAATCCAATTTGTAATACTTTACCTGAGCCTGATGCATTGAATTTTAAAGTATCCAACGCAATACCGTTAGAGTATTCTGCAATACCGTATTCTGCTGTTCCATACTCTGCAACAGTTACAGACTTTAAAGTAAGTGTACTGCTGTTATAGTTGTTTGTGTAATCAAAACCCCATTTAATAGCAATTACTTGACTACCTCCACCAATAACAACCATTCCTAGTTTCTTAAGAATCTTAATCGCTGTTGGTTGGTCAAAGTCAAAGTAGTTAGTATAGTAAGACCAACGATACACAGATCCGTTGTCTTGGTAGCCAGTGTAGTTACCAATGTAACCCTTCTGACCGACATACATTTTTCTATCTTCTGTTACATGAAACGCTGTAGGGTTAATACTCTTCCAGATTGTAGTTCTTGCTGCACCATTTTCTAGTACACCACGAGTATCAAAACAATATGTAAACCCTACTGAAGGTAAAGACAGTAAGTAAAAAGCATCAGTTGCAAAGTACACAGCCTTAACATTCTTTAAAGTTTCACTAGATACGTTAGCAATTAAGTCATCACGTACGTTCTTTGAGACATCACGTAACGGCATTGACTTCTCTTGAATCAAACGACCGAGAGACTGTACACCTGTTTCAGATAAAAACATGATATCTGAACCGAATACGGACGCTACTGAGTCACGAGCAATACAACCAACACCTTTTATTACATCTTGCAATGTCATTGTTGCAGGATCTTTAGGGTTAGCATAGATCAAGATAGTACGGCTACAGAAGATAATCAAGAAACCATTATGTGCTGCAATTGCTGTAATACCGTCACCAGTAGGTATAACAGTGCTGATATCTAAATAACCTGAAGTACCTGTAGTAAAGTTAGCTGGGTTCTGTAAGTCACTAAAGTAAACAGTTTGATTGTTACCTGTAATATTAGCAGTCCACAAGCGACCATAAGCTGTCATTGCACAGTTAGGTGTAAAACTAGTTGATGTATATCCTGTTGGTAGTGTACCTACATCGCCTAGTCTTTGAAACCCATAAGCACCTGTGTGGTTGTGAGTTGCATTACCTAGTTTATGATAGACTAGTACTGGGTGTCCGCCTTGTACAAAGATAGCATGAGCAGAACTATTACCAGAGTTGTTATATGGCATTGGAGCAATCTGCCAGTTATCATCACTAATAGTAATTGCTGTAGTTCCTGTACCGGCAGCATCTACTACTGTTCCATCTACAGTAGCAGTCAATGTAGTAGTGCCGGTGTAAATCTTATTACCAGCAGCCGTAAACACTACGTTACCGTCAGACTTAACAAACTCAAATACGGTTCTTACTGCAGGAGTAGAACTAATAGCTGTTGTGTTTACTTTGGTCCAGCCTTTACGAGCACCAATACGACCGTATTTATCAACAACGCAATTGAATGCTTCTAGTGCGTATCCGCTTGTAAGCTGGACTGACGCATCTTGAATATTAAGACCGGAGAATCCCGGAGCTTGTATTGATCCAGTTAGTAACTGTTCAGCCATTAGCTAGTCCACTCTGCCTCTTCAAGGTAACGACCACTCTCAAGAGAGATAGCGTCACTTAGAGAAGCTTTGTACATTGCATAGGCTTCGTTAGAAGCAATACCACCGTCTTCACCACGCTCACCCATTGCACGAGCTAGGGCATTAAATATGACAGGCTCTGATGGAATTAATAGCTGATCTGCGTTAGCTGATAGTGGTACTTGTGGTTTAATAACGTTAAAACGAATATTGTAAACACCGTTAGGGATTGGATAGAGATCTACCTGTGTATCACCGTTAGAGTTTGTACCGTTGAAGTTATAGTATCTTGGTTGGTCTTTTTGAGCAGTTTGTGTCAAGAACAACTTGTTCATTTGCTCAGTTGTTTGTAACTCTAGAAAGTAATCATTGGTATCATTAATAACATCAATTACACGAAATCGTTGTCCGGACCCAACTAATACATAGTTGAACACATCTGCACCGGTTACGGCTGATAAAGTATCTGATAATGCATTCCAGTTGTAAGCATCTTCACACTGACGCTTAGCATCATTTACAAATTTACCGATAAGCTTTGAATAAGCGTTATCTGATACAGAAGAGACCTCGTTCTCACGAAGTCTAATCAGTACATCATTTACTAATTGTAAGTAGGTCGGGGATGCCATGGTGTCCTTATTTTAACACATTTTGTAGAAAAAGTCAAGTTTTAACTGAACTTTCTTGTGCCTGTCTTATCGATAATCAAGGCTTGGTTTCTTGGTGGTATAGTAAAGCTATTAGGAACGCTTATATGAGTCCATGCATTGAATTCTCTGATGATCTGATCGTACCCTATGTCCGAAGCCATAATAGCTCTTACAACTTGATCTGGAGTCATGCCGGGGACTCGGATGTCAGCAGCACAGCCTATACGGTGTTGGCTCGAATCTTTGCTACCAACGGCATCATTCACAGCTTTAGACCTGAAAGCAGAGTTAATCATGATAGGTTTACCACCTAATACTTCTTTAACTCTTTCTAGCAGAGTAGCTAAACGACCTAGATTCTCACGTTCTTGTTCATTAGGAGTATTATCAAACTGACGATGATCTGTATGAGTTAACTCTTCAAGAGTAAAGTGTTCACTTAGTTGCATCTTTGTCCTTAGCTTTCATATCCATAATCTTCTCTAGAGTACGACCACCGAAGTAGAAAGACATAATCAACATACCCCATTGACCTAATAACTGAACATATTCACCTGTAACTTCAATCTTGGCAGCAGATAAACCAGCAAAGATAAAATAACCAGCTAGAATAGCAATTAATGTCATAGGACGGATATTCTTAGACAACCAAGAGTCTGAAGCCATATCAGCTTCTTGTCTTTTAGTCAGTTCTTGTTGTTCGCTTACATCAGCATTTAACTGAGCTAACTGACCATTCTGTTGCATCTCAAGCAGTTTAAGCTTAGCCTCTTCTGCCTGTTTTGCATCAGGAAAGAAGTGGTCAATGAGTTTGCTACCGATACCTAGTATTGCGTCTAATGGAAACATATCCTACCTTTAAATTTTATAACCCCAAGTTAAATACCAAGCTATCACTGCAGCAGCAGCAAAGCAATAAAACTGTACTCGTCTAACAGCTTTCATGTCATGCTGATATTGATCTTTATTCTGTTGTTCCATTTTCTCTATATCTAGTTTGATCTTTAGTAACGCTTCCCACTCTTTAGCACCATGCTTCTTAATGAAGTCTATCTTGAGCTTAGCTTCTTGGTCACTAATCTGCTTCTTGTGGTTCCAGTCTTTTAAAGCTTTAAGTAAAGCAGTCTCTTTCTTAAACTCCGCTTCTCTGGCTGCTCTACGTCTCTCTGTAGCTTGACGCTGTGCTACATCTGCTGCGTCTTGTTGTATCCCTTCAATGCTTTTAGATAGCTTGTTAGCAGCCTCTCGACCGCTATCAAGACTACTACTAAAGGCTTTGACTCCTTCGGAGATTCCATATGGATCTGGCATTCAACTTAACAATCCCACTTCTTGAGTGCTAAGGACTTACGAGTAGGTCTACCCTTTTCATCCTTCATAGGACCCTTAACACCTTCCATACGAGCACAGAAGCTTTTACGTCTACCAGCAGCTTTAGGAGACTTTGCAGCCTCCTTAGCAGACACCGGTGGCTTTAGCTTAGATCCGGTAGTCTTGTTATAAAAGTCTCTACCTTTTTGATTAAGTCCGCCATTAGGGTTCTGATAAACTTTCTTAACCATTATTTCTTCTTCTTAGCTGTCTTAGCAGAGTCTTTGAAGTCCTTAGCACTAGGAGCACCTTTAGCACCTACTTTACGCATCTTCTCGCCAGATCCTTCAGCGATACGACGACGTTTAGCAGCGATATTGGCATACAAGCCCATCTTAGTAGCCACGCTTAGCACCCATCTTCTTCATTGGCTTAGCCATCGGTTTAGACTTACCTGCACTGCTCAAAGCAATAGCAATAGCTTGCTTCTGTGGCTTTCCAGCTTTCATTTCTTTTTTGATATTGTAAGAAATAGTCTTTTTAGATGTTCCAGATTTGAGTGGCATATTAGTCCTTAGATAAGTTCAGTTACAGAAAATGTAGAAGATGTTACACCAGAGTCTTTAATAACAGCAATCTTGTCTCCCGGATTTACTTTAACAAAAGTAACACTATTAGTTGGACACATAGGGCTTGTTGTGATAGACGCAGTAGGTGCTGTACCGATTGCGAAGTGACAATGACCTAAAGATGAAGCAATACGAATCATTGTAGTATTTGCACCAAAGGCTGTTGAAGCTACGCTAGAGTTTGTAACAGTAAATACTTGAGTTGTTCCTAAAGCAGGAACTCCGTTAGCTACTCCGTTTGGATCTAATTGAAATGTACTCATAATAATTCCTTAGTCAAGTGTTAGTAAATAAAGTGTTTCAAGGTACTGTCCTACTATTTCATCGATGATGTTCTGTATTGGAGTATCTTCTTTTGGTACTACGTCGTAACGAGCTTTCTCAATCCAGTCTAGATGCTTAGTCAATACTGTTACAGCATCCTTAGTATAGGTATCTTTCTCTTCCAATGTAGGAACTTCTATACGTCCATTACGTCCCTGATATTTCTCCATCAAAGAATCAGTCAGTTCTAGGATGTTGTCATAGAACTCATTGAGTGTCTTGTGATGTGCAAAACTGATTGTGTTCCAATGTTGACGATGTGCTGTATCTCTGGAGAGAAGCAGTAGTGCAATTAATTTACCAAACATAGTAGCCTTAGAAATGTTTTAGAATCCAGTCTTTGAAGACTGTTAAGAATATACCGATACCAGAAGCTAAGAAAGCTACTCCACCTAGGAAGCCTTTATAACGCATCATCTCGTCACGAACAGAATGGATGCACTCTAGTATCTCTCTTTGGCTCTCTTGTAGCTTTTCCACTTCAGCTTCTAAGACAGCTATACGCTCTACGGAATCTGTCATGTTAGCCTACCAATGCAGTTAGGTTAGATAATAATTGTTTCATGGCTTTAAGTTACGAAGTTGCTCTAATGTTGTACAAGCATTAGTTAAAGTTGGCAAATCACGAAGCCGTTGTTTCTCAGTTACGATTACAGAAGGGTCTTGGTTTTTCTCAATAGCTTGCATATATAAAACATCTTGTGCAGCTAGTAACGGAATTCGTTCTTCACGTAGTCTGTCTTTAGTTTGTTCTTTAGCTTTAGTTATATTAACTAATACACTATTGTTTACTAATTCCCAACTGTTGAAAAAATCCCAATCATCATTTGGCAAATCATCTTTGTTGAAAATAATTGCTCCTATTGGGCAATCTTTTGTTAATACTGTTTCAATAGGTAGTTCACCAGTTGGAACACACACATTAACATTTCCATTTAATGCTGTAAAAACTATTATTTGTTCCATTTTTTTTACCTAAAAAATACTACAGTAACAAATGTTGAAGATGCTATCGCACCACTTGGTCCAACTGCTAAATAACAAACAGAAGAAGTATTAGTTCCATAAGTAGGCTGATACCCTGTTTGTATAAATTGAGTAGTGTCGTTTGATGGTGATGAAGCTCCAGCAAAAGCATATTTAGCATCCGCTAATGCGTTTGTAAATGTAACATAATACCTACCAGTTGATTGATAAGTTACAGAACTTACATTGTATGACGCTTGTATTGTTGCTGGATTAGAGCCATTAAAATGTACCCAAGCCTTTGCAAGTTGAGAAGTAGAGCCTGTTAAACCACCAGCAGCAGCAGATGTCCATGTAGTACCGTTAGAAGTTAATACATTTCCTGCTGTGCTGGGAGCAACAACTTGCAAAGCAGAAGTTCCGTTGCCTAAAAGAACATTGTTTGATGTTAATGTAGTTGCACCAGTACCGCCAGAAGATACTGCTAAGGTAGCAGATAAACCTGCTGCTGTGCCTGATGTGTTTTGATTTAATGTAGGGAAGGTACAGTTAGTTAAAGTACCACTTGAAGGAGTACCTAAAGCTGGAGTTACTAAAGTTGGGCTTGTTGATAATACTACATTACCGCTTCCTGTTGAACCTGTTAAAGTTGGAGCAGTAGCTAAACCAGCAACACCAGTAGAGGTTATAAACTGAGGAGTAGTTGTTGTATTACCAGCTAAGAATGTTGTTGTACCTGATAAAAGTTGATAAGGAACAGAACCTAATGCACCACCAGATAAGCTATTAGCCGAAGTTGCTGATACAGATGCCCAACTACCATCACCACGTAGATAAGTAGTAGACGATGGAGTACCAGTAGCAGTGATACCGCCAACAGGTAAACCAGTAGCGTTTGTAAGCGTACCTGAAGAAGGAGTACCCAATGCTCCATCGACAGTTACATAAGAACCTGCTGCTTGTTTACCATTAAAGGTAGTCCAATCAGTAGATGTCAAATAGCCACTAACAGATGTAGTAGCTGCTGGCATTGATATTGCTGGAGTTGTACCGCCTGAAGATACTACTGGTGCAGTACCCGTGACAGAAGTAACCGCAGTACCCCAAGATGTAGCAGTACCATTGGTAGTTAAGAACTTACCAGAGTTACCTGTTTGACTTGGTGTATATGATGCTGCAGTTGTTGCTGAGTTGGCAGCGTTAGTTGCCGAAGTAGCAGCATTAGACGCTGAAGTACTGGCATTAGATGCTTGTGTAGTAGCAGTCGACGCAGAGCCACTTGCAGAGGTCGCAGAGGCTGCAGCGTTAGTGGCTGAGGTACTAGCATTACTAGCTTGCGTAGACGCTGTGGTGGCACTCGTAGAGGCATTAGAAGCCTGTGTAGTTGCTATACCTGCTTGAGTAGTTGCTGTTGTTGCTGATCCTGCTGCACTTGTAGAGCTGGCTGCTGCATTAGTTGCAGAAGTGCTGGCACTAGTGGCTGAAGTAGCTGCTCCAGAAGCACTTCCTGATGCGGATGTAGCTGAGCTTGCTGCATTGGTTGCAGAAGTGGAAGCAGCCGATGCACTGCTTGCAGCGTTTGTTGCTTGAGTGCTTGCTGTAGTGGCTGAGTTGGATGCGTTAGTTGCTGAAGTGCTTGCTCCAGATGCGGAAGTGGAAGCATTAGTAGCCTGTGTAGTTGCTGTTGTAGCTGAAGTACTTGCTGAGGATGCTGAACTAGCAGCATTAGTAGCTGAAGTAGATGCTTCAGAAGCTTTAGTTGTAGCTGTAGACGCACTATTAGATGCGTTAGTAGCCTGAGTAGTTGCTGTAGAAGCAGAGTTACTAGCGTTAGTTGCAGAAGTAGCTGCGTTAGTAGCGGACGTATTAGCAGATGTAGCTGAGCCTGAAGCACCGCTTGCCGAAGCAGCAGCAGCATCAGCACTAGCTTGTGTTTGGACAGCTAATTGACGGACTAATAGGGCTTCACTGGATGAATCTGCAACAGCATCACCTGCTCCACCTGCACCACGATAGATGCTCATTATTCAGCCTTAGATTTAGCTACTGTTTTCTTTTCTTTGATTTCTACAACAGGTTTAACCTCTTCGAGGACCTCTACGTAGCCGGGGTGTTGACGCATAGTACGAATATCGTGCTCTAAATCAAACTCTACTGTATTATTGGTTTCCGTACATTTAAAAATTGCCATGTTATATCTCCACAGTTTATTTTAAGGCTCTTGGCAAAGCACTAAAGTAAACTGCCCCACTCTCTTGAGCAGGGCAGAACCTAGTTTCTAGGTATTAGGCTGGAACAGCTAGTGCAACAGCAGATCCGTCACGCAACTCTTTAACACCATAGATTGTATCTGCAGTGAACAAGTTACCGAGGTACTCTTGTTTGTATTGAGTTTGTGAACGAACAGCCATTTGCTCAGCTAAAACTGCAAAGTCACGATGACCTAGCAATGCAATACGAGCAGCACCTGAACCGGATGTTGTATCAGCGTTTGTTGAAACGAATACTGGAACACCATATACGTTACCAACTTCACCATTACGGATTGTGTTACCACCACCAATTTCACCAACGAATGCTTGCTCAGTGAAACGAGCAATACCCATTAATGTGTTACGGCTTGAAGGCGGAACGATCAAGAAGCGACCATCCATTGGTACATCGTTGTCATCCAAACGCTGGATTGAACGACGGATAGCTGCATCAGTGATAGCTGCTTCGTTGTTAGAAGCTGCAACATAAGCAGTTGTACCATTTGAACCTAAATAAGCTGTGTCATAAGCAGCAGTACCTGCACCGCCATTAACACCACGACCTAATTGGATCAATGAAGTATCTACTTGACGAGCCAAAGCGTAACCAGCATCATCAGTGTAGAATTGACGCATAGAAGCCAAAGCTTGTACGTCAACAATGTCTTCGATCAAGATTGAATACTCAAAATGCTTGTCAATCAATACGTTGATTTCAGTTGCTGTATCTGTATTCAGTGTTACTTGAGTAGCAGCAGCTTTTGCGTTAGCGGAACCACGACCCGGTTTAGGGATATGGAGTGTGTCACCTTTTTTGCCTTTGAAAGACAATTTTTTGATGAGGTTTGCAAGGACTAAGTTCTTTTTGTAGGTCGCAACTACTTCGTCGGACCAAATCTCGGGGATAAACTTATCTGCAGTTGTTTTTGTTTGATGATCTGTACCTAAAGCCATTTTAAAAATCTCCTAAAATTAAATTAACGGACTCGTCCTTCGGCATACGCAGCATGAATTTCGTCTTGCATATCGTTATACCTGTTAGGATCTGTCATTCTTAAACGAATTAAATCGACACGTTTATAAATAGGTTTGCCTACTTCCCCAGTACCGCCCTTCTGAACAGCAGCAGATCTAAGTGTTTGTGAACGTGTAGTCTTAGCATCTTCGACTAAAGCAGCATCAGCTTTTTGAGCATTTTGTGCTTTGATACCCTTGATTGCTGTATATGTTTCCAACAATTCTTGAGCAGCGTCTAAATTATAATTCTCAGCGTCAATCAACAAATTAGTCCGTACTTTCGAGGACTTAACCCAGTTGGCAAAATCTTCAGTTTGAACAATGTTTAAATAGTCAGGATACTGCTGTTGTAGGGTCGCTACGACTTGCTGTTTCGCTGCTAGTTCCGATTGCTGTCTTAGTTGTTTAACAACCGGATTGTTCTCTACTGCATGATTTACCGCCCTATCGGGATCAGCAAAGTAATCTATCTCGTTATCTTCTACACGTGGCTGCGTGTCTTGCTTATTGGTATTGAGTTGTTGCTTGATTAACTCATCAGCTAGTTTGCGAACTTCACCAACTTCCTGAGCCTGTCGTCCAATGAGCTTTTCAGCTTCTTGGTGCATCTTCATGATTTCGTCAAAGGATTTACCTTTATACTTATCAGGAATTACAGTTTCAGTTGTTTGTTCTACGGGTTCAGTTGTTACAGGGTTATCTGTAGTTGTACCGGCGATAGATTGGTCTAAGCTTGCAATACTGCCTTGGTCATCTTGCACTTCAATTAATTCAGCCATCATGTTTCCTGTCGTAAAGATTGTAGGATGTTTTTAAAATAGTTCGGCGGTAACGATCACCACTTATGAACCATGTTCGGCATTTTGTCTTTTCTCCTGTTTGAGCTTCTCAGCTCTAACCCTAGTCCATCGGTCATAAGCACCGACGTGGTTGCCACTAAAGGGTTCTAGATAGATCCCAGTAGGGGAGATGATACGAGTTGCTGTCTCGTCACACTCACGGCACTGAGAAACCTTTATCGTCTCATCGACGAGCTGCTCAGTGATATGATCTTTGGCACACTTAAACTCATACAGACGTCTAGGCATACTCTAATTCTTTCTCTTCTTGCTGTAATTGGTCGTAGACTTCGGCAGAAGCATCTCGAAGGTTCTTGATCCAGTTAAGGATTGACATTTCACCTTTTTTAAAATGCAGTTGCTGCTCTGTGTCTACACCAGCTAGTGTATTTGTTGCTTCAATCATGATTTCTAGGTCTTCAAGGAGGTCTCGCCAGCCTTGTGTAGCCATCATGGAGAATCTATTCTCGTAATAGTCCTGTAATTCTTTTTTCATTTCTTTTTCCTTAACAAGTGGAGAAATGTGTTTATAGTTTCTGCAATACCACTATTTTAACACAATTTCAACCAATTGTCAAGTACTTTGCAACTTATTTTGTTATACTAACTTAGTCCGTTGCATTTGCATAACACTAATACGCTCATTGGACTTAATATCTTGCTCCTTAAGTGCCAATTCTGCTACCTTAACTCGCTTATCAAAGTCAGAAGGGTCTTTAGAACCACGTGAGATGTTACCAATCATCTTAGCTTCAGCTTCTTGAGGTAAAATCTGAGTTTCAACCTGAATTTTCTGAGCATCAGCCATACTCTTACCAGCTTGTGAGTTGTAGTAGTTGATTTGAGCCTCAACTAGACCATTTTTAAGCTGATCTTCTTGCATTGCACGTTGTTGAGCTTGTGGATCAGGCTGTGACATCTTCTGTAACTGTGAAATAATGTCTTCACGGTTAGAAAGTGAACTAGCTTGTACAATACCTTGGAGCAATACAGGGGTAATTGGGCTATTAGGTCCAAGAGTCTGCATTAAACCAACCATTTGCTGCTGTTCGTACTCTCTAGCAACCATTCCCATGGTCGAAACAGGCATGAATTTGAAGTCTTTAACTGGATAACGCTCAGGGTCGAACTGCATAAATCTCCATGCAGCACGTTCAATGAATGGAATCAGGAAGTCTTCTTGGAAGTTAATCAAGGCACGCTTGTTCTTCTTCATCAAACCAGACAGAGCCATCGATAAACCAGCACCAGAAGCTTCGCCACCAGCTACTGAGTTAGGCATAGAAGAGCTATCTAGAGTACCTGTAGCAGCTAAAAGCATCTGCTGGAAGGCTGTAGCAGTCTGCATATTACCATTATCAGTAGAACCAAACTTGAATGGCATCATGATTTCAGCAGGATTGCCATTAACCAAGAAGTTCTTACCCGGACGTACTTCATACTTAGCACCACGTGGCAGACGGGTAGCGTCCATAGCCATCATTGGAGCAGTCGTCAGTGCAAGGCTGTCTAAGTGGCTACGAATCTGTGCATCAAGGGCTTTTTGCATATTGTAGCCCTTCTCAATCGTACCACGACCCCAGAAGCGACCCGGCATTGAATCAGCCTGATAAGCAACCACAGGACGATCCTTCATCATGTAAGGAGACTCTTCTGCTTTAAGTAGATACTGGTTGTCAGCAATAACAACTACAGCCTCAACCATGTCAGAATACTCATCACCAGCACTATCTTCTGGGAAGAGTTCCATTGCTGGATTTTCTGTTTTTTCCAAGCCATTTAGCATTGAGCGTGGAATCAAACCATAGTAGCGAATTACAGGAACTTTATCTGAACGAGAGATAACCTGTTCTTGTACAGCTTCTAGCTTAGTCGAACGATAGCTAGGAACTACATCAACCTTACGATAGATACCTTTTTCGATACCTTGTACGATTGTGTAGTAAGACATATATTCTTCAATAGCAACACCTAAAGACTCATCTACAGTCTCGGCATTAGGATCAATGAGGAAGTTGCGTGGGTTGATAGCATTCAAGCCAACCATGAACTGCGTCTTCTCCATTGTCCCAATAGCAGCAATATTAGCTCCGGGGATAGGCTGAGTAGCAGGTGCTAGGATGGTTTGTTCTTCAATAACAATCTCACCAATACCTGTACCATACATCTCACCAAGGAGAATAATATTATCAATAGATTTCTTAATTCGGCTACGACGGAAATCTTCGTGCATCTGACGACGTACTAACTGGATGTCTGATTTATCAGTATCGTTGATATCATCTTCAATGTCAAACCACTCACCACGACCAAAGATAGCTTCAGAAATCTCAGCTTGTTTAGACTCAACTGCTTGAGCCATAGCTGGAGTAACCAACTGTGAACGCTCAGAGTCACGAGTCTTGTCTGCTGGATCCCAGATACCACGGAACAGACGCTCATACTCTTGCCAGTAGATGACGAAGTTAACATCACGATGGTCTCTCCACTCATTACAGTGGTCAAGAACAAAACCAACTAACTCTTTGTCAGCATCTGTTTCGTCTACAAATTCACTCTTATCGATATTTTCGTCGATTAACGGATCACTCATGTATTAGTCTTCCAATGTTGATTTGAAGGGGTCTGTGTATGCTAAGATAGGATTAGTTTCCGAAGTTGTATCTTCCTCGACAAGAGGACGTTCAAATATCTCTTGTTCATCGCAGGTGCGGATAGGAGAACAAGTAATGTCCCACATAGTGCAGTAACCTACTGGGTGTGCTTCAATGTCAGCCCAAGCAGGTGTTAACGGTAGTGCTGAAGCTTTGAGATCGTTTGCAGGACCGTTTGCGACACAATCTCTGATTTGCTCATTATCAAAATAGTACTCGCAATTGTTACACAGACGACCACGAGCATCACCTTCCGAGATACCCCAGATAGTCGCTTTCTTGTTCCAAAATTCATCGTTTCTCTCTAGCGGATTCGCAGGTCCTAAAGCAGCTTCTTCAATTGCTTTAAGATGGTTTTTAATATTAAGTTTATTGCTTTGTAGGGGTAAAGGACACCCATCTAGTAATCTATTGTCCATATAGTCCTTGATCTATTGTGCTTTTAAAAGGATCTTGATATTGCAAAGATGCTGTCGGTGCTTGAGGTGTTAGAAAAATATCTGAGTCTTTCAAACCTAGTTGTCTAGCAGACTCAACAATTTGCATATACTTGTGTGCTCCAATATTTTCTGGAGTCTGCATAAACATATTTCTAACTACATCATATGCCTGTGGATTATCTTTCCAATTAACTGTTCCTTTATCTCCGCCTATTAAATCATTATATTTAGAGACTAGGGAAAAACCAGCAGTTGGATCAGGATTATATTTATCGCCTTCTAAACCTTGGTGAGTAACTCTAAATGCTCCTACTTTTTGAAGAGCATCAAAATTTAAAGGAAGAGAAGATACAGATAAATTTTTATTATTTGAATTTAAACCTTCAAACTTTGTTAAATCAAAACTATTAGTATCCACTTATCATATCCAAAGGTTCGTATTCATCGGAGTCATCATCTGCAAAATAAGATGTAACCGCTAGTTGGTCAATGTAGCTTAAAGCATCAATCAAGTCATCATGCACTTGTGGTGTAGGGAACATCAAGAACTCATCTTTAAAATCAGCCCAGTCCTCATCTTCGTTTAGGACAACCTTACCATGCTCGAATCGTCCTTGTAAAGCCCAGATAACACGTTCAGTCTTTTTCTTATTACCGTGTGTCAAGTCTTGAATATGACAGTACACATTATTAGACCTCATCAAATCGCTTAAATAGGGCAACACAGCGTTCTTAAGACTTCCTCGCTCTATCCCTACAGCCAAAGGTTTAAACTCAGCTATGTTCTTTAGGATGCGTCTGGCGGTGTCTTGAATATCCCAACGACCAGTTTCAATCTTGTGAACAAACCATTCACCTTCTTCATCAACCTTAACCACAGCAATAGCGGTTTTATCAAGACGTTTCTTACGCTCTGCCGAATTATTGATGTTCTCAAATCCAGCCAAATCGATTGCAATGTAGTAAGACCCATATGACGGCTCTTCTCCGTATTTGAGCCAAGCTTCCTTAAATACGTCAGTACCTGCATTATCAAAGGATGCCTCGTATTCTTGTTTGAATGCAAAAGAACTTAAACTCTTTCTTGCACCTTCAATCTCATCAGGATCAATCAAAGGATTATCCTTGGTGGTGAAATGCCAAGACTTCCAATCTTTGTCTTCTTCTTCAAGACCGATATTGTACATATCGTAAAACCAGTTACGTCCTTTAGGAGTACCGATAAACAGGGCAGAACCTTTTTTATCAGAAAGAGAAGCACGTAAGACCTTCTCCCAAGTTTCACTCTTAATGTCAGCTACCTCGTCCAAGACTAAATATGTCAAACTGACACCACGAAGGGTATCTGGACGGTCAGAACCTCTGACGTAAATCTTTGCACCATTTACTAAGGTGATGTCCATGTTGTTCACGTGGGAAGACTGAATTACATCTCTTCCTAAGTCCATGAGGACATCCCAAATAATCTGTCTTGCTTGCCCTTGTGTAGGAGCTACATACATTACTGCTGAGCCTTTAGGACACTTTAGTCCTTCGACAATCAAACTAATGGCAGACAATCTTGACTTACCACAGCGACGACCAGCAACAATTACCTTAAATCTTGTAGGGTCTTTGTAGACCTCTTGCTGCCAAGGCAGTAGTTCAAAGTCAAGCTTCATCTTCATCCACTACTTCATCAACATAGTCAGAAGCAGTCTCAATCTTAGCTTCACCAATACCAGTGATGTTAATCTGAATGGCATTGCGTTGACCTTTAGCATCTTTCTCAAACATTGACAACGGTAGGATTCTATCCATTGCCATCTTCAATGCAGCCATCTGTCCGGGATGGTCATCGTTCTGACCTATCTGGATAATCTTTTCGATGACAGCACTACCTGATGTTCCTAAGAGTCTTTGTTTAAATTCAGCTAAGCGACCGGTATCGTTTTTAGGACGACCCATTGGTAGTTTAGCTTTCTTCAAATCCTCTTTACGAGGACGACCCATCTTTGCTTTAGGTTTTACGACAACATCATTCAATTGTTTGTTCTCTCAGGTTATTGTCTTTTTTAGACAGCCCTACTATACTTTAAAGTTAACTTATAGGAGTATTTCTTTATTAGTTGTTTTACTTAAGTTGTTTAACTTAGTTAGTTATAACAAAATAAGATAAAACACCCTTAGTGCTTTTCATCTAAGTAAAACATCCTTAGTGTTTTAACTGACAAGATTCTCCTTAGATACTATTATAACACTTCTTTGTCTCTTTGTCAATACCTTTGTAAGATTTATTTACAGTCTCTTGTGTTGTCTTAGCCCCTTCGGGGAGCACACCTAGGACATCTTAGACAGCCCTTCGGGTGGGCATCTCCGACATACACTTATCTGCTACTTTTTTAGGCACATTTAATAGGGACACAGTCGTTACTAAGTCGTTGATTCTTAAACATAACTTATTTGTTACGTTAGAGGCACTTTATCTTGCTTTTTCGTTACTTTAGAGCTATTGCTTGTTTTTTCTTTTTAGGAATCTCTGTGGGTTCCGTTAAAGAATACTGTGAAGCTCACCCAGCCCCCCGTCTAAGTTTGTAAGTGCTCACTTCAGAGTCTAAGTTAGTAAGTATTCACTTACAAGGTGCTTTGAAGGTGCTCCAAAGGGATAAGCATATGAGTCACTGAAGGTACCTATATAGGACAATAAAGCATAGGGAAATATAGAGTACTTACAAGGTATCGACAATATTTCACAATATGAGATACTTTATAGACTAAGGGTTTATCCTAGTATACATTCCCTGAATTGTACCGTTAAATACTGTAAGCATTAAGCAATTGCATTGTGTAATTTATTTGTAAAACTAAGGGTAAACACCTATAGATTTATACTTGAAATGCCCTAAAATAGTGTTACGTACTTAAACAATAAAGGATATAAAATGTTATCTAATCAAGTAAAAAGCTTCATTCTAACCGGCTTCACGTTGTACTCTATCGTTGTAACTGTTATCTATATCGTTGTATACCTATAAAGGATCTACCATGCTTAACACTATCAAATTAAAACGTATTCCATTAATCTCTATCGACACTAATGCCAAAACTGTTAAGGGTCAATCTGAAGGTTATCTCACCGGGATCTTATACATGGCACCGGCAAACTTAAGCGGTTATAACACTTGTGGAATGGAAGCAATTGCACAATGCGGTGAAGCTTGCTTAAATACGGCTGGCTTAGGCGGTGTATATTCCAGCATTCAATTGGCACGTATCAATAAAGCAAAACTATATTTTGAGCATAGAGAATTATTCATGCATAACATTGTGCTAGATATTAAAAAGCTTATCGCACGTGCTGCAAAAAAAGGGTTTATTCCATTAGTTCGCTTAAATGGCACAAGCGATATAGTATGGGAAAACGTACCGTTAACAGTTAACGGGATAGAATACAAAAATATCATGAGTGTTTTTCCTGAAATACAATTTTATGATTATACAAAACGTGCGAATAGAGTAGATCTACCTAAAAATTATGATCTTACTTTTAGCTATAGCGGTGTTTTACCTTATCAAAAATACGTAAAAATTGCAATGCAAAATAAAATGAGAATTGCTGTAGTTTTTAGATCAGAAAAAACTATCCCTGCAAAATTCTTAGGTTTGAATTGCGTATCAGGTGATAATACAGATATCCGTCATATTGAAGCCGGTAATATCATTGTCGCATTGTACGCTAAGGGTAAAGCAAAAAAGGATCAAACGGGGTTTGTAGTGGATCACGTTGCACCGGTTTTTAATCTTAACGTTGTAAACTAATCAAGGGGTCTATCATGATCGAAGCCATAACAGAAAAACAGAAAACACTAATAGTCAATAACATTGTGAGAGCATGCGACGATATAGAGAAGCTTAACGGGACGGGTTATAAATATATCTATCTTGCTTCGGGGTTTATCGCTCATTACAATCTAAACGGGTTTAAAGATCACTATAGCGGATCAAACTTAGCGGAAAATATTCTAGCTAATGAGTCCGCCAATAAATGGCTCAATTTTAGAGAAGGGGATCAAAATTACCACTATTATAAAAGCAAGGCGGACGTATATCAACGTATTTGTAGTAAGCTTCGCAATAAAGCATTAAATTTATATAACACTTAAAAAGGATCTACTATGGAAAACAATCTAGCTATCAAATTATTAAACACTAACGGGAAAATTGTAACCGTAACATTCACAAAAAAGGACGGGACAATACGGGTAATGAATTGTCGACTAGGGGTCACTAAACACCTAAAAGGCGGTTTAAGTACGTTAGATCCTACTAAGTATATAACCGTATACGATCTTAAAAGCGAAGGATATAGAGCCATTGCGAAGGATCAAATTCTAGCTATCAAAGGGGCATAACATGAGCGAACTCATTACACCGGTAAGAATTGCGAAGGGTAATAAGACCTATATCATGCGAACTATAGGGGAATGCTTACAAATGGGCATGACTCACTTATCAATTGAGTTTGAAGGGTCTTATATCGATCTAAAATGGATCGCACCGGATAAAAAGTATATCGGCTTCGGATCTATCGGATCTATCAAAGGGGACGATATAGCGGAGGAGTTAAATACAATCTATAGCGGTCTTAAACAATCTACGCAATTTATTGCGGATCATTTTCAATATATCAAGATAGGATAAATTATGAAGCTTATGATTGAAATCAACTTAGATAATGAAGCTTATGGAGATCTCTTAGGCTGGGAGCTGGGAGAAAACCTACAGTATGTAATTGAGCGTATAGGGCATGGCATTAAGGAAGGATCTATACATGACACTAACGGCAATAAAACCGGACAATGGAGCATTAAAAATGACTAATAAAACAATCTACTTAGTGAAATCAAGCGAAGAGCTAGAGGACGGCTCTATATACTGGGAAAACTTAAGGGCATTCGAGAATTACGAAGACGCACAATCTTATAGAATTAAAACTCTAGGATTTATCCAGTCATGCGACGATTTAGACGACAGCGACGAAGTTATCATTGAAGATATAACACTTTACGGGGTTTAAAATGAAGCCTAAAAGCTGCAAATGCGACCCATATTACACTTGTAAAGCTTGTCGACGTACTGATATATACACTTATGATGAAATTGGCACTATGATGGGTATCAGTCATCAAGCGGTATACGAAATTGAAAAGAGAGCTATCAATAAGCTTAGAAATAATTTATACTTACTGGGGTACAATTCACTAAAGGAGATTTTATAACATGGGTACATCAATGCATGATAGATATTATGAGCCGGAGGATGACGATTACGAAGATATGGAGGACTATATAGAGGACTATGTTAAGTTTGAAATGCGTAAAGGCGGAGATTTAGACCCTATGGAGGCGGATAATTTTGCTGAAGCCGTTAGTCAGTTAAGATTACCGGAGGAGCTGGAAAACTGGGAAGACGCAACGGAAGAGCAAAAAGCACAAGTAAAAGAGTACTGGGAAGATATCGCACGTAATTTAGGCGAAGAGTCTTATTTTGCTAACTTATAAGGATTTCACATTATGAAATATGAACATAATTACTATGTCAATGGTTTTCCATTCGAGGACTACGAAGAGGCTAGGAGATACGCTGATTTTCTACTGGAATGGAAAAGAGTCTATAAATGCGTATTTACTAAGGCAGAAATGAACTCTATGCACCAAGAAGATGCAAACGATTTAACGGACTTTAGAGAGCCTTTTACCAATTCTAAAGGATAGGTATCAACAGTAACAAATAAACGGCTAAAAAGCCCCTTAAAATCGATTTAAAAGGATTATAAAATGAGATGCTATTGTTGCAATAAAGCGTTGTCCGACTATGAGGCGACACGCAAGAGCGTACAAACTGGGCAATTCTTAGATATGTGTAATAAGTGCTATGGATCTATTTCTAGTGATGTCTTATCGATTGAGCGAACGGATTTAAGACACGAAGACGAAGAGGAGGAATTTCACGATATGAAAAATGATGACTATTTCACATTATGGAACGACAATCCTTTAACAGACTAAACTTTTGCACTATAATACTCAGAAGTAAGACACTAAGGATGTTTTTCTTATATGGTTTAACTATTATTGTTATAACTATATATGTCTTAACTTATAAGTATAGTAGGGCTTCACTAAAAACGGAGAACACACTATGAACGAAGACCGCTTTACCTCTCAAAATGCTTGGTATCACTTTGTCCTAGATGACATTAAACAAGCGATAGACCTATATGGAATTGATGTCGTCATGGTCGATATCTACGATAGACTCGAAGAGACTCGAACGCAGGAATACGAATATGACTAGTCAATTTATAAAACACATTCCATGCACTAAATGTGGCTCTAGTGATGGTAATTCACTCTATGACGACAATCACGAATACTGTCACGTATGTCAAACCTATGTCACCGGTGACGGAGAAGTAACTAAACAGGCAATTAAACCAATGCGGAATTTTACAAATTATGACAATCTTACTAGCAGTTCTATCAGTGATCGTGGCATTACTCACAATACTGCGTTAGCCTACGGAGTAAAGCAAGATGCTAAGAATCATTATTATCCTTACTATGATGCTGACAACTCCATTGCTGGTCTCAAAGTGCGTACTGTCGCAGATAAGTCCTTCAGTATTCAAGGTGACTGGAAAGCCACTACCTTATTCGGACAAAACAAGTTTGCTAAGGGAGGACGTAACGTCACTATCCACGAAGGAGAACTAGACGCTCTAGCAGGGTTTCAAATGGCAGGTAGTAAGTATCCCCATGTCTCTGTTAAAAACGGTGCTAGTGCAGCTCTAAAGGACTGTAAGGCACAGTATGAATGGCTTGATAGCTTCGAGACAATCTACTTGTCCTTTGATAGTGATGAAGCTGGTACAAAAGCAGTCAACGAAGTGGCTGAGTTATTTGGCTCTAAATGTAAAATCATTAAACACTTAACAGGGTATAAAGATGCTTGCGACTATCTCAAAGGTGGTAAGAGTGCAGAATATGTTAACTTATGGTGGAATGCCGAACAATGGACACCCGACGGGATTATTGCAGGGTCGTCACTATGGGACGAAGTTACGAAGCCAGTCGAGCAGTCACTTGCCTTGTACCCTTGGGACGGAGTCAATGAACTCACTTATGGAATTAGACCTGCTGAACTCATCACAGTCACTGCTGGATCAGGTCTTGGCAAATCACAATTCCTTAGAGAAATTCTTTGGCACTTGCTTAAGACCACAGACGGACGTATAGGATGTATGTTTATGGAGGAATCAGTTAGTAAGACTGCTAAATCCATTATGTCCTTATATGCTAATAAACCATTACACCTGCCAAGTACGCAGGTATCACACGAGGAGTTAAAAGATGCATTCGACAACACTCTTGCTACTGATCGTTTATTCTTTTGGGATAACTTTGGTAGCACTGACATCGATAATGTCATTAATCGCATTCGTTACTTCGCCAAAGCTTCGGACTGCAAGTATGTATTTCTTGATCACATTAGCATGGTTGTTAGTGCTCAGTCAAATGGTGATGAGCGTAAGAGCATTGATGAGTTAATGACTAAGCTTCGTATGCTGGTGCAGGAGACTGGTATCTGCTTAATTGCAGTATCTCACCTAAAGCGTCCAGAGTCCAAAGGACACGAAGAAGGAGCTGCAACGTCATTGTCACAACTACGTGGTTCTGGCAGCATTGCTCAGCTATCTGACATCGTTATCGGATTGGTTCGTAACGCACAAGCAGAAGATCCTATGGAGCGTAATACCACTAAGGTATCAATACTTAAGAATCGCTTTGCAGGTCTTACGTCACCACATTGTGCAAGTCTTTTATACAATCGAGATACTGGTCGTATGTTGGAGATTAAAGATGTCCTTTAAAATCGTGTGTATAGTGTGTATGGCTTTACTTGCCGGTGCTTATGGAATGAAGATCTATTACGACATTCAGTTTTTAGACTGTCACGATTTCACGACTAAGCATACTATATGGAAAGGTTTTCTTGCACGTGACGCTAGTGGTGATGTACGTTGTTTTTGGCTTGAGCAAGAATATCCTAATAGAATGAGACACGGAGTACCTCTATGAGTTTTGACATCATTACTGAAAAAGGAATGAGAGTTACTCAGTGGTTTAGCTCAATAGATGAGCTACTAAAGTCTATGCTTGCTAACCCTAAAGATAGGTACTGGAGGAATATATGAAATACGATCAAGAAGTTTATGAAGCACTTGCAGAGAATGAACGTAATCAATCAGTTGTAAAATCACCCTGTATCGGTAAATGTACTTACGACATTACCATTATGAAATGTAACGATTGTGGTAGAACTAAAGAGCAAATCAGTACATGGTATGTTATGACTGATGATGAGAAGTTAGCAGTACTTGAACAACTTTTAAAGGAGCAGAAATGAAATTAGAAGACTTAATTGAAGCACTAGATCAACGCTATGGCAATCCATATACTGCTAAAGAAAACGCATTGATTCAAGAAGCAATTCAGAAGTTAAAAGAGTTTAACTCACCAGTGAAAACCTTTACCGGTGGAGAGCCACACTATGTTACTCAAGGAGAGCAAGATGAAAACTGTAATGGTAAGTAGTTTATTATTTGTAGCTACACTTTGTGGTGCTCAAACTTCGTATGAGAATAGTCCTTATAACTATAAGAACAGTCCGTACAACTATGAGAACTCACAATACAACTACAAAAATAGTCCGTACAACTACAACAATAGTTCTGTAAACCCGAACGCAGCCAATGCAATCTATGACGATAAAGGTCAACGTACTGGCTATAAAACTGAATCAAATCAAGGCACTACGAACTATTATAGCAACGATGGTACACGTAGAGGATACAGTAGAAAATGAAGTGGACAGGCACAGTCCTATGCCTTGTGGGAATTGCTCTCACAAGTCTAAACATCTTTCCTTTAAATCTTTGGTTTGGTTTAATCGGAAGTGGACTGTGGACCATTGCTGGACTAAGACAGAAAGACTATGCTTTATTTATGGTCGAGTTCGTGGCAGTGCTCATGTATTTTTATGGTATAATTAGATTATGAAAATTGTCCTCGACATCGAAACAAATAGTACACACGATAAGATTTGGATGTGTGTTACTCGTGACATTGAAACAGATGAGGTTAAGGTATGGAAAGCAGCAAGTGGATTACAAAAGTATTTGGAAGTTTGCGATTTGATTATCATGCACAACGGAATAAACTTCGATGCACCAGTACTGAGGAAGAACTGGAACGTCACGATGAAGTTGAGCCAAGTGTACGATACGCTCGTAGCAAGCCGACTTCTAAACCCAAGCCTAGAGGACGGGCATAGTCTCGAAGCATGGGGTAAGCGTCTTGGATATGCTAAAGGAGACTTTAGCGACTGGGACAATGGAGCATCGCCTGAGATGGAAGAGTATTGCATTCAGGATACGTTGGTGACTGCTAAACTTTATAGTCACCTAGTTTTAACTTTACAATCAGAAAATTTCTCACAAAGGAGTATAGACCTTGAGCACAATGTACAAGCGATCATCACGAAGCAAGAAGAACACGGGTTTAAAATTGATGAAGCAAAATCTTTACAATTATTATCTCTACTTAAAACTAAGCTGGACGCTATTCAAATTGAAATGTCAAGCATATTTCCAGACAGAGTCGAGTCCGGTAGAGTCAGTAAAAACGGTAAACCGCTTAAAGACATCATCACCCCGTTTAACCCCGGCAGCCGAAAGCAAATTGCTGAACGACTTATCGAAAAAGGCTGGAAACCGAAAAAGCACACCGAAAAAGGTAGCGTCATCGTCGACGAAGCCGTCCTCGAAACGCTCGACTACCCCGAAGCGAAAGCCATCGCAGAATACATGATGCTTCAAAAGCGTATAGCTCAGATTGAGTCTTGGTTAGACGCTATGAAGTCGGACGGTAGAGTACATGGACGGATCATTACTTGTGGTGCTATCACTGGTCGTATGACACATATGTCGCCTAATATGGCACAGGTGCCTAACAGTGGTAGTCCTTATGGAATGGACTGCAGAGAACTTTGGACAGTAGAGAAAGGCAATAGTTTAGTTGGTATCGATGCTTCAGGTTTAGAACTTCGTATGCTGGCTCACTATATGAATGACAATGTATATACACATGAAGTTGTTTCAGGCGACATACACACAGCGAACCAAACCGCTGCTGGGCTGCAAACGAGGAACCAAGCTAAGACGTTTATATATGCATTCCTCTATGGTGCCGGAAGTACCAAAATCGGGTCAATTGTTGGAGGCTCTGCGAAAGAAGGACAACAACTCATTGATAATTTTTTACGAAACACACCGAAACTTAAAGAACTTAGAGAGAAAGTGGCTCGTATCTACTCTCAAAAAGGACGGGTACAAGGTATTGACGGAAGGCAAATACTCGTTCGTTCCGAGCACTCGTCGCTTAACACGTTATTGCAAGGGGCTGGTGCGATCGTTATGAAGCAAGCACTCGTGCTACTAGATCGTAAATTAAAGGTCTCTAAGATACCTTATAAGTTCGTAGCTAACGTGCATGATGAGTGGCAGATAGAAGCACCAGAAGTCTATGCAGAGCAGGTAGGAAAGTTTGGAGTAAAGGCAATAGAAGAAGCAGGACAGGTGTTAGAGATGCGTTGTCCTCTGACAGGTGAATATAAAGTTGGTAACAATTGGAAGGAAACACACTAATGCAAGAACAATTTAGAAAGTTCATTATTGAACAAATTAGGATGGGTACTACTCCTTCTGAGATTCGTAAAATGCTTGAGAATATTTTAACTGAAATTAATATGGTTGAAATTTATTTAATAGCAATATCTGAAAGTAGTTTTAAACCATGAGTATCATTGATGAACTCCCTGAAGGATTTCAGCCACTAGCGATCTTAGGGGACATTGGTGGATACTTACACGTCTACTCTTATCTTGATGACAGAAACCTGACCGGTATATTAGAGATGGCAATTGATTCAGTTGAGAATGAAGAGTATGACGTAAAAACAACACTTTTGCAGTAATCCAAGCAGTAGAAGTAAACTTGTAGTATAATGATGAAGCAGTATTTACTAACCTAATTAAGGATATTATATGAATAAGCAAGTGACAATTAAAGGCGAGTTATTTTGGACTCGTGATATGAATAACTTTAACACTAAGTTTAATCCAGACAACACCAAGTATCAATGCACTATCGGTAATATCAGCGATGCTGACGCTACTAAGTTGGAAAGCTTAGGCATCAAGATTAAAAACAAGGACGCACAAGGTAAATTCATTGTTGCCAAAAGCAACTACTTGTTTACACCTTTTGATTCCAAAGGTAAGCCAGTTGAGATTGAAGCACTTGGTAATGGATCTAAAGTTACTGCTGAAGTAACTTCTTATGAGCATCGGATGACTCCTGCTCATGGCATGGCTCCATCAATCAAGAAGCTGACAGTGAACGAAGTAGTTACGTATAACCCTGAAGCAGTAGCAGAGTTAGACGACGTTCTGTAATGCGAGCTTTAATCGACGCTGATTCTCTAGTGTACGCTATCGGTTTCTCCAGTGAAGACATTGACGAGCCGTTAGCTAAATGGAGAATGAATGAAGCTGTCGATACGATTCTTTCTGATGTAGGAGCAGACTGTTACTTTGGTTGGTTGACGGGTAAAGGAAACTTCCGTAACGACATAGCAAAGACTGCTCCTTACAAAGGAACTCGTGTAGCTCCTAAACCTGCTCACTATCAAGCCTTACGAGAGCACCTACAAGTCAAATACGGCTTCATGATGACTAAGGATATAGAAGCTGACGATGCAGTTGCAATAGCTTGTTACGCTATCCCTGAAGATGAAATGATTATGGTACACATCGATAAAGACCTTAATCAACTTCGTGGTTGGCATTACAACTACCGCAAAAAAGAAAAGTATCACGTAACAGAGTTTGAAGGTCTACATAGTTTTTATATTCAAATGCTAACTGGAGATCGAATTGATAACATCATTGGTATTAAAGGGATTGGTCCCGTCAAAGCAAAAAGGATACTTGAAGAATGTCAGACAGAAAACGAAATGTATCTTGCTGTCCTCGAAGCCTACAAGGGCGACGAAAGCCGAGTGCTGGAAAACGGGCAGCTACTGTGGCTCCAGCGAAGCCACGGACAGTTATGGACACCGCCAAAATCCTCTACATCGAGTGGGTTGACGCAGTCTCCGATGGAAGCTGGGAAGAAAACGTAATACCGGATATTCACTTTGTTAAAACGATTGGGTTCTTAATATCAGAAACTAAAGATGCAATCTGTATCGCTTCTACAGTCTCAGCAGACTACAGCAATGCACGAATGCATATCCCTAAAATTTGGATTAAGAAACGAAAGGAAGTTAAACTTGAAGCCACAGTCCGCAAAGGCAAAAGGAAGAAAGCTTCAACAGTGGTGCAGGGATCAGATACTCCAACGATTCCCTACGCTGACCATTGACGATGTACGTTCTACAAGCATGGGTGCAGGTGGTGAAGATGTACAGTTGTCTACAGCAGCTCGTGAACTGGTTACGTACACAATCGAATGCAAGAACAGAAAAGCAATCGCAGTGTACAAGGATTACGAACAAGCAAAGACACATGGACTGATAGAGCCGTTAGTGATATTGAAACAAAACCTAAGCAAGCCTTTAGCACTAGTAGACGCTGAACACTTCTTAGACTTGATTCAAAAGATTAAAGATTTACAACACCAAATCGATGTACTACTTTTAGTAAAGGGAACAAAATGAAACTAGATTATCCAATGAAGTTAAGCTTTACATTAGAAGAAGACAACAACTTGCTTAATAATGTGTTTGTCGTTGAAGGTGACACACAGTGGACAGAACTGATTATTAAGTTTGCTGATTTCTTAAATGCCCAGTATGGCTACGATGTAAAAGAAAAGATTGTCTTCTTAAGTGACTACGGCTTTCACGATGAGTGGTCTGTAATCGGCTCAAGAACAATCACTACTGCTGCTTATCAGTTAGCTAAAGAGATTGATTCTAATCAAGAAGAGTTAGATTTTTCAGAAGAGGATGATTCCAATTGAAAATTCTACTGCTCGATATTGAGACAAGTCCTAATACCGCTCATGTCTGGGGATTATGGCAGCAAAACGTCAGTATCAATCAGTTGATGGAGTCTTCCTATGTCCTATGCTACGCAGCTAAGTGGCTAGGCGAGGAAGATGTCTATTTTGATTCTGTACACCAATCTAAACCTAAATCAATGTTGAAAGGTATTCATGCTCTTCTGGACTCTGCTGATGCTGTTATCCATTACAATGGAACTAAGTTTGATATTCCTACTCTTAACAAAGAATTTTTACTCACGAAGTTACTTCCTCCATCGCCTTATAAACAAATTGACCTTTTGCGTGTGGTTCGTAGTAATTTTAGGTTTCCTAGCAATAAGCTGGATTATGTATCTCAACGTCTGGGCTTAGGTAAGAAACACGCACACGAAGGACATGAGCTTTGGGTTAAGTGTATGAACGGCGACAAAGATGCATGGAAGAGAATGCAAGACTACAACATTCAAGACGTAGTTCTGTTAGAGAGTCTTTACAATCATTTACTTCCTTGGATCAAGAACGCACCTAATCGTAACTTGTACATGGATCATACTGGTTGTCCTACTTGTGGTTCAACGCACCTTCACAAGCGTGGTGTAGCAGTATCTACTACTGGTTCGTATCAACGCTATCAGTGTAAGTCCTGCGGATCATGGAGTCAGGGTACGAAGTCTGTTAAGAAATCTGTAGAGGTAAAACATTATGCATAATCCAGTAGCTATGCCCGGTCCTTACGGATATGTTGAAGCTGAAGGAGAAATAACACTTGAAGAGTATTTCAAGAAGTTACAACTCAGTGTTCAGTCTTTAGATGAAGAATTGTCTGTAAAGTCATCCCAAGTAGGTGGAGATCACTATCAAAAGGCAGCATTACAGCCTTGGGATATTTTTCTTGCTTGGGGACTTGACCCATGGGCAGCAAATGTGGTAAAATATATACTAAGATTTCCATATAAGAATGGCTTAGAAGACTTGAAAAAAGCCAAACACTATGTAGACTTCTTAATTGAGCATTACGATGAAGTTCATGAGAAGTATTACGAAAAAGGACAAGACTAGATGTTCCCCTTGACGCTTGAAGAACTTCGAGAGCGTCTTAAAAGCCTTGATGAGGTCACGTTAGTGGAGTTATTAGGACTCACTACGGAAGATCTTGTTAAGGCTTTTTCTGACTTAATCGAAGACAATTTTGAATCATTAATTAACGAAGTAGACTGGGAAGAAGAATAAATGACATATAAGATGACCCCGTACAACACTTTCATTGCAAAGAGCCGATACAGTCGGTATCTCGATGACAAGGGACGTAGAGAGCACTGGAACGAAACTGTAGCACGTTACTTTGATTTCATGGAGAACCATTTAGCAACAAAACAGAATTACACATTACCTAAAGAATTACGTGCAGAATTAGAACAAGCAGTAAATGATTTATCTGTAGTACCAAGCATGAGAGCAGTAATGACAGCAGGACCTGCATTAGAGCGTCAGAACGTGGCTGCATTCAATTGTTCTTACTTACCAATAGATGACCCTAAAGCTTTTGATGAAGCGATGTACATCCTTCTCTGTGGCACTGGTGTCGGTTTCTCTGTGGAGCAAAAGTATGTTTCTAAATTACCTGAAATCCCAACTAAGTTGTACGATAGTAAGACTTCTATTGTTGTGTCAGATTCTAAAGAAGGATGGGCAAAATCACTTCGACAGCTCTTGGCTCTTCTATACGCTGGCGAAATTCCAAAGTTCGACGTATCACGAGTTCGACCTGCAGGAGCTAGACTCAAGACTTTCGGAGGAAGGGCTTCTGGACCCGGACCTTTGGAAGAACTTTATCGGTTTTGTGTTGCCAAATTTAAAGGAGCAGTTGGTCGCCGTCTCAGTTCCCTTGAATGCCATGACATTTTGTGCAAAATCGGGGAAGTTGTTGTCGTGGGCGGAGTCAGACGGTCAGCAATGATTAGCTTGTCAGACCTATCTGACGACAAGATGGCTCATGCTAAAGCAGGTAACTGGTGGGATGGACACGGTCAACGAGCATTAGCTAATAACTCTGCATCGTACCTAGAGACACCTTCAATTGGTCAATTTATGCGTGAATGGAGTTCTATTTATGAATCACACTCTGGTGAACGTGGTATCTTCAATCGTCAAGCTTCTCAGGTGCAAGCTGCTAAAAATGGACGACGAGATTCGACTTATGATTTTGGGACCAATCCGTGTAGCGAAATCATACTCCGTCCTTATCAATTCTGTAATCTGTCTTCTTGTATCATTCGCTCTGACGATACTTTTGACAGCATCGCTAATAAGATTCGTCTTGCGACCATTCTTGGTACTTTTCAAGCGTCGTTAACAGACTTCCCTTACTTGCGTAAGATCTGGCAGAAGAACACTGAAGAAGAAGCACTCTTAGGTGTATCAATGACTGGTATCTGTGATAATACGCTGTTGAATAACCCTGACGATGAGTCATTACCTGCTAGATTGGAGTCATTACGTGATATTGCTATCTCTACTAATGCTGAGTTTGCTAACGCTATTGGAATTAATCAGAGTGTTGCTGTCACGGCTGTTAAACCCGAAGGTACCGTCAGTCAGCTATGCTCTACTGCCTCTGGTATTCATCCTCAGCATAGTAAACATTATATACGTCGTGTCCGAGCTGACAATAAAGATCCACTAACACAGTTCATGATTCAAGCTGGTTTTGTTGCAGAGCCTTGTGTAATGAAGCCTGAGTCAACTACAGTATTTAGTTTTCCTGTAGAAGTAGCTGAAGGTGGTTTGTTGCGTGAAGACTTGTCAGCTATTCAACACTTGAAGTTATGGTTGATCTTCCAACGTCACTACTGTGAGCATAAGCCTTCAGTAACTATCTCAGTCCTTGAGAATGAGTGGATGGATGTTGGAGCATGGACATTCAAGCACTTTGATGAAGTGACTGGTGTATCGTTCTTGCCGATGGATGGAGGTACTTACAAGCAAGCACCTTACGAGGAATGTGATGAAGAGACTTACAATAAACTGAAGTCATTAGTACCGACTACAGTAGATTGGGAGAACTTTAAGGAGTACGACGATAATGTCGAAGGAGCACAAATGCTGTCTTGCACAGCCGGAGGATGTTCAATATGATAGTAATATTTCACTGGATTTGTGGTTTTAGTGTTGGATTTGAGTATGTCCCAGATTGGGATGATGAAGCTCACTTTGCTATCGACCTAGGAGTACTTAGGATAATCTTTAGCAAACCACATGAAGATGATGTAGACTTCGAGTAACAAAAAAGGGACTTTCGAGTCCCTTTCTTTTTATGCTCCTAAGATGTTCTTTAGGTAGTTTTGCGTCTCTGCAGGGGCTTTTTCAAGTCCTTGTCTATCTAGATTACCCATTCCCCAGTTGTAAGCTGCTAGAGCCTTTGTAGGGTCTCCTTGATACCTATTCAGTAGTTGACCCATGTACTTCACACCACCTTGAATACTTTGATTGGTATCGTAAGGATCAATACCTAGTTCTTTAGCAGTGGCTGGCATATGTTGGAACACACCACCAGCACCTTTTGGAGATGTTGCATAAGGATTGAAACCAGATTCCTGCTTTGCTTGACGAACAAGCAGGTCACTATACTTTCCCAAGCCTTGCTTCTCTGCCTCCGCACGAATTTGTTGCTCAATTGCAGCAGGATTGTAGCTTAAGTCAATACTAGGACGCTCACCGCCAGTACTTGTAGGAGCTGCTTCTTCAGGAGCTGTTAAGTCTAACATCGGTCTTTCCATAAACGGCTTACCGTCTACTGGTTGTACATTTGATGGTAGTCCTTCCGCAGCAGTCGCACCAACTTGTACACCTTGTCGAACAGTATTCAATGCAGGAACTTGGCTTACTTTG